AAACCTAACGAATGGAACTCTGGCAATAACCTATGGTTAATTGAGATTGTATCTATTAAAAATACATTTAAAATGATGCGTTGGGTTTATAATTATTTTAGAAAACAATTAAAGGTAGATCATTCTATAAATTGGCTAAGAGTAGATAGTGATATTTATAGAGTAGGTCAGAAGTTTAAAAGGAGTTATCACTAATGGGTGGTGTAGTTGAAAGTATTGTTAATATTGTAACAGGTTTTATTGGGTGGCTTATACCTGTTCCTGATATTCCTGACTTTGATACACCAGAAGAAGAACAAGGTGTATTAATTAATAAGCAATCTAACAATGCACAAATCCCTATTGTATATGGAAGACGACAAGTTGGAATTACTAGAGTCTTTTTAGAATCTTCAGGAAATGATAATAAGTATTTATATATGGCTGGTGTTGTTTGTGAGGGAGAGATTGATGAAATAGAAGAAATATTTATAGATGATAAAAGGGCTTTTTTTGATGGTGCTTTAGATCACGGAGTAGTTAGAGAAATTGCTACAGGAGATGCTAATTTTTATAAAGATAGTTCTCATATTCAAGTTCAAGCATTTAATGGTACTGACAATCAAGTAGCATCTTCTATATTAACTAACTCTACTAATTGGACATCTAATCATAAATTAAGTGGAGTTTGTTATGTTGCATTTAGATTTAAATGGAATCAAGATATATTCAGTTCTATTCCACAAGTAAGAGTAACATTAAAAGGTAAAAAGATTTATGACCCTAGAGATGCTTCAACTTCATGGACACCAAACTCTGCACTAGTATTATTAGATTATTTAAGAAATGATAGATACGGAAAAGGATTACCCGATAGTGCTTTTGAATCTGATTTTGCTTCTTTTAAAACTTCTGCTGATGAATGTGATATATTAATCCAACCAAGAACAACAAGTGTAACTTCAGCAGCTGGATTATTTGTTGAAAATTATAATGGTTATCATGGAGAATACCCTAGTTTTTTTAGTAATCGTTCTCCAACTTCATCAAGTACAACAACAGGTATTAGTAATGTGCAAATTGGACAATATAAATCTCAAAAATATTTTGGATATTTTACAGCACCTAGTTCTTCAAGTTTTGATTTTCAAACAATTTCTGATGATGGTTCTGCTGTTTATATTGGAGATGCAAGTCAAAATGTAGATAGTTTATTTAGAGAAATAGTTGCCAATAGAAACACTAAATTAATTGTAAGTAATTTTGGCACACATGGTGATGTAACTAAATCAGGAAGTAAAACTTTAGTTAGTGGTTCACGTTATCCTATTATAATAATTCATGGTCAAGGTAATGGGCCAACTCGTTTAGATTTTAATTGGAGAGTAAGTGGTGGTTCATATAGCACAAGTTTATCTTCAAATTTTACTAATGGTGTAAGTGTAACTGATTTTATTCCTGAAATTATTAAATTTGAATCTAATGCTGTAATTGACACAGATCAAAAAGTAATTGAAAATGTAAAAAAACTTCTTAATCCAATGCGATCATTATTCACTTATAATAATGGTGTTTATAAACTTAAAATTGAGGGTACAGGCACAGCAGTTAAAACAATAACAGCAGACCATGTAGTTGGTGGTGCTAAAGTATTAGGAGAAAGAAAAAATAATAAGTATAATCGAGTTATTGGTACATTTGTCAATGGATTTAAGAATTGGCAGAATGATACTGTATCGTTTCCACCAGCAGATGATACTAATGTAGAATCAGCATTTAAACATGCAACAATGTTAGCTGAAGATAATGGAACTTTGTTAGAAGGTAATTTCCAATTTCCAAATGTAACCTCTCAATATAATGCAGAGGCTTTATGCGAAGTTATTTTAAGAAGATCAAGAAATCAATTACAAATCCAATTAACATTAACATCAGAATTTTTAGAATTAGAAATAGGAGATATTGTTGCAATCACATATCCTAGTGGTGGATTTGATGCTAAACCATTTAGAGTATTAGGTTTAGAGATTAACGAAGATTTAACTATTAATGTTCAATTATTTGAACACCAAGATAACTTTTATGATTTTAATGAAAAAAATCCTATTGCTACAATTCCTGATACTACTTTACCTAATCCAAATTCAGTACAAGCACCCTCTATTGATTCAGTATCAGATGAAGTTATAGAACTATTTGATGGTTCAGTTGTATCTAAATTAGTTGTTAATTTATCAAACACAGATTCTTTTGCTGATGAATTTGAAGTTCAATATAAAGAATCTACTGCAACGGATTATAGATTAATGCGTAGAGGTTCTAATACTATTATAGAAAAATATCCTGTTAAAGAGGGTGTGATCTATGATATTAGAGCAAGAACGATAAATAGCTTGGGTGTAAAATCTGTATTTACATCAACACAACATGAAGTCATAACTGCATTTGACCCACCTGATACTGTTCAAAACTATTCAATAGATGTTGTAGGAGATAAACTTCATCATACCTTTGATGCTGTTACAAACTTAGATTTAGATTTTTATGAGATAAGATTTACTTCTGATACTACAGAAACTATTTATGCAAATACAACTGTACTCGTTCCAAGAATTGCACGACCAGCAACTTCAGTTGTTACTCCATTTATAGGTTCGGGTAAATTCTTTATTAAAGCAGTTGATAAATTTGGTGTAAGATCGGCAACATCAAGTTCTGTTGTTATATCAGAACAAGTAATAGATGGTGTTAAACCTATTACAACGATTACAGAAGAAACAGCATTTACAGGAACTAAAACAGATTGTGTAGCTGTAGATAACGCATTGATATTAGACACATCAGATAATTTTGACGACGGAGTTGGAAATGTAGATGATGCTGTTGGATTATTTGATGGTGGTAATAATTCTGTTGCAAGTTCTGGTACATATGATTTTGATGGATTTGACTTTGGTGCTAAATTTAAAATTAAATTATTACTAAATCAATTTAATGTAGATCACTTAGATTATGTAGATAACTTTGATTCTCAAAGTGGATTGTTTGATTCTAAACAAGGTTTATTTGATGGTGGTACAGATGAAGCTATTTCAACTAATGTTCAATTACAAATAGCTTTATCTAATGACAATGTAACCTTTGGTAATTACCAGAATTTCAAAGCTGGAGATTATGTTGCAAGAGCAGTTAAATTTAGAGCAGTTTTAACTTCAACAGATACATCAGCAACTCCTAAGATAAATAACCTATCTATTAAATTATTATTACCAACAGTAATTCAAGATGGCTCTAATGTATCTTCAGGAACTGATATTGCTGGAAAAGTTATAACTTTTGACAATCAATACTATCAAACTCCNACATTAACAATTATTGCACAAGACCTTAATACAGGAGATTATTTTGCNTTAAACTCTAAAAGTGCATCTAATTTTAATATTGAGTTTTTTGATAGTGGTGGTAATACTGTTNATAGAACTTTTGATTATCAAGCAGTAGGACTTGGTAGTCAGCAATAAAATGATTGAATTAATTAATAAATAGGATAAAAACAGATCATGGCACAGCACGATTATTCAATAGCAAATCAGGGATTTCCAGCAACAAGAGCAGATATTAATAATGTTCTTTCAGCAATCTCTACAAACAATTCAGGAACATCAGCACCAAGCACACAATTTGCTGGACAATTTTGGATAGACACAACTTCATCAACTTGGACTTTATACATACATGATGGTGCAGACGATATTCAATTTGCAACAATAGACACTTCAGCAAACACAGTTAATTTTATAGATTCAGAACTTGGAGATAATTCTGTAACAACTGCTAAGATTGCAGATGCTAATGTCACAAGTGCAAAATTAGTTTATCCTCTAACAACATTCAGTTCTACAGGTATAGATGACAATGCTACAAGCACAGCGATTACGATTGATAGTAGTGAGAATGTTGATATTGTTGGAACTACAACGTCTAGCAATTTTATTGCAGATGGAACAGGGTATGCAATTAAAATTGCTTTCAACGGAACAGCAACTTTAAATAATAATAGCAGTCCAGTAATTTTTGCTGGTTCAGGTGCAAGTGGAGATTATTTAGCAGGAACATTAAATATTCAAAGTAGAGGAGATGGAACTGCTAGAGATATAAATTTAATTACTGGTGCAACACCATCTAATACTTTAACTGCTCATGGTAATGGCGACATCTCATTCTACGAAGACACAGGAACAACTGCTAAATTCTTTTGGGATGCTAGTGCTGAAAGATTAGGTATCGGAAATTCAGCACCTCAATATCCTTTAGAAGTTACTGGAGTTGCATTAATAAATGGCAATTTAGTAATAACAGGAGGTACTGATACTGCCGACAGGAGAGGAGCAATTACACATGATGGCTCTAGTCTAATTATAAAACCTAGTGGTAACAGTACAAACAGAAACATAATTTTCGAAAGAAGTGGTGATGGTTCAGCAGATGAAACTATGCGTATCGACTCATCTGGAAATTTATTGGTGGGAAAAACATCTGGTGCTTTTGGTACAGCTGGTATTGGTTTATTTTCTAGTGGTTCTGCTGATTTTGTTAATTCAGATAGATTATTGGTTTTAAACAGATTATCAACTGATGGTGCATTAATGGGATTTTATCAAGCTGGTTCAGAAGAAGGAAGTATATCAGTATCTGGTTCAACAGTTTCTTACAATGGTTTTACAGGAACTCACTGGTCAAGATTTACAGATAATTCTACACCTACAATTTTAAGAGGAACAGTTTTAGAATCTTTAGACGAAATGTGTGATTGGTATAATTTACATTTTGATGTAACAACTACAACACAAGACGAAGATGGTAATGATGTAACAGAAACTCATGCAGAAATAGTACCTCATGTATTATTAGATAGTCAATCTGATGGAGATGTAATTACTTACAACCATGAAGGAACAGATGTTCAGGCAACAATCGTAAAAGAAACAGATATTAAACACATGAAATCAAAAGTATCTGATAACTCTGATGCTAAAAATGTTTATGGTGTATTTGTAGCTTATGATTTAGATGGCGAAGGTTATAATGATTTTTATGTAGCTTCAGTTGGTTCTTATGTAGTTAGAATTAAATCTGGTGAAACACTTGCTAAAGGAGATTTACTTCAATCAAATGGAGATGGAACTGCAAAAGTACAATCAGATGACAATATTAAATCTAGCAGTTTTGCAAAAGTATTATCAACAACAATAATTGAAACGTATGAAGATGGCTCTTACTTAGTTCCATGTTCATTAATGTGTTAATAAGGAGAAACAACATGGCAATAACATACGAATGGTCGTTTCCTAACTTTGAAACAGACGCAGACAATAAAGTAAAAACAATACATTGGAGATATACAGCAACAGAAACAGTAGGAGAAGATACTCATACTGCATCTATGTATGGCTCTTGTGCAGGTTCAGAAGGTATGAACTTTGATGCTATGACTAAGGAGCATTGTGAAACTTGTGTTCTTGATAATCAAGATACAACGATTGAAGATATGCAAAGCAACTTGTCAGCACAAATCGAAGAACAAAAAACACCAGCATTGAGATCAAAAACAAAGGAGTGGTAATGTCAGATATAACTATAGACGGCAAAGAATATAAAAAAGAACAAATGTCAGATGAGCAAGTACAAATCGTAAATAAACTTGCAAACATACAACAATCAAAAAATAATCTTGTATCACAAATTCAAGACTTAGAAATTTTAGCAGATGTTTATGTAAGTAAATTTAAAGAAGCTAAAACTGAAGAAATCCAAAAAGAAGAAACTCAAACATAATTGTTGCCATGCAACTTTCCAAACACTTTAAGCTAGAAGAATTTGAAAAGTCATCAACTGCAATCAGGCTTGGTATAACTAACAAAGCTGGTGCTGGAGAGATTAAAAACCTTACTGATCTTTGTTATGGAGTATTAGAGCCTGTAAGAGCAAAGTTTGATAAACCAATCATAGTTACATCTGGTTATCGTAGTGAGGAATTATGTGTAGCAATTAATTCTTCCAAAACATCACAACATACAAAAGGACAAGCAGTTGATTTTGAAATAGCTGGTGT